AGGCAACAGCTGAAGGCTGATAACCAAGGCTCAGGAGGCGTTTAGCCTCCCGAACATGCTGGCCTTTGATTTCATTGGAGCGTTTCACGGGCAAAGATTTTCATAGATTTCCCGTGCGTTTTCACCTAAATCTTCTGGGCCACTTAAAGCAGGACTGGGACGGAAACCAATCCTTTCAAGTTGAGCAAATTTTGCGTAAGTCTCAGAAAATTGTCCATCATGCCAAAGCATTGCATAGACGTAATGAGCTTCGCAAATATCAAAACGATCAAAATACATAATACTAATTAAGATAATAAAGTGATGAACAACACTTGGGGGCCTGAATACTTTGATGGGATCATCACGTTTTCACGGTTTACCCATGAATAGTTTGCTTCACCTCCGAAAGTATCAGTGTGTTCAAGCTGCCAACGTAGGCATGGAATACCTTGTTTCATGATTCAGCCTTAGCATTGTCAGTTTTGCGGATGTGATCCGTTAGAACTTGCATGAACCGTTCTTGTGTGGAGCGGTCACAGTAAGGCAAATGTTTTGCAATGGCATTGTTTAACGCTTCATTCCCGACAAAAACTGAAACCGAACAGTCAGAGTTGTCGTGAACTGTGATTAACCCGCCGGTTAAGCTGATAGTAGCTTGATTATCTACCTGGAAATGATTGTTGGTAGTTTGTTTCATAGTTTCAAAAAGGGTTTGTCCAGTTGTAAGCTTGGTGATTGCTCACGATGCCATCCTTGTTTAAGCCGTCAACATAATTGTTGAATGCTTCGCGCTTAGCGATGCTGTCGTTTTTGTAGCTTGGTCGTTCTGACAAGATGCCTTGCCATATGGTCTTGAATTCTTCCAAGACTTGTTGTTTAGTAGTCCGCACTGGGTTAGTGGTGTTTGTTGGAGCGGAAGCGGCCTGAACCGTTTCCTATTCCATTATTACACGATTGAAAGAGTTTTGGCTATCGCTACCATGAAAACATCCCAACAACTCGGCAAAATGCAAGACGTTTGGATGGCACCGGATGAACTCGAATTACTCTTAGAGTCCATCCATGCTTACGCTCACTCCAACGATGGAAAACGTCGCTCAGGTCGCTTAGCTTTCCTGCGTGAAAAACTTGTGCAAGTAAAACTCAACGGTTCAGCCTTACGTGTCTACCCTTCTCGATAATTGGAACGGGCAAGAAAAAAGCCCCCCTATACGGGAGGCTCATCCTGGAATTCTTCTGTTTCATAAGGCTTAGGAAAACTCCCGCCGCAAACTTGAAATTCCTTCCATAGATAGCGGGCATGTTTTAAGCCTTCTTCTGTCGTTGGATCGTAGCCGTTAAGCCTTGCGAGTTCTTCAAAGGTGATCATCAGGCTTCAGGGTGAATGCTTACGTTTAGTTCGTTAAGGAGTCTGCCAGTGGTGGCATAAGGACGAACCCAATCCCCAGATAATCGCCAGCAGTGAAAATCCGCTGACCAATACAAGCAATCGGCCTCTTTACCAACTGCTTTAAGTTGCGCCGGTGTTACTGGTGGAACGTATGGGTTCCGGTAACTGTCCTTGAATTTATTCATCTGTAAAGTACCTTACCATTGTAGAGAACCTCACTAGTCACAAACGAATCAGGAAACTTTTTTTGAAAATTAAAAATAGCCTCCCGAACTTGTCCGTTGTCGTTGGATTCGTAATCCCCTAAGTCTTGACGCTTAATATAGGCTGGAAAGTTAACATCGGTAAACTTTCGATAAACTCTCCAGCTAATAGTCAAAGGAAGATTAGGGGATCTGTAACCGTAACTCATAAAAAAAACCCGGCCTAAGCCGGGGACATTGGAGCGGTTGAAGCGATAAAGTAGTAGTGATCATGGTCGAAACCACAGGCCACTAAAATCATTTGATGGTGCTCTCGGTACGGCCACGACTGCAGCAGCGCTAACGCTGCAGCTTTAGCGTTCTCCATGCCGTCGAGAGAATGATCCCACGACAGTGTGATGCTTTGAGTCTCATCACTGCCACGTTTGTGGATTGCTTTAATTCTCGAACCCCTGTAATTAGTTGGTCCAAAAAATTTAGTAACAATCAATGGTCCCTGCAATAATTCCATCAGCGGATCACCCGCACATAATTTTGAGTCCCACTGTGAGTGTGAGACTGCAAGGAATTCTCAAGTGCAGTCTGAACAAAACAAACTCCGAACGCTGCTGCTGCACAGTAGGCAAACAACAGGCTTAAGGTCGTTTTCATGGTACGAAAAATAGGTTGGCTTTTTGGTGTGACTGGGAGCGTGCTCTGCAAAGTGTAAATTCTGCAAAACGTGGACGCTGTCTCGCTGCATCAACCCGGAGGCTAAGCAGTTTGGAACGTTTCGCTCCCGCTAGTCGTTTTCAGTTGTCGAGGTTCAAGCGACAGAGAGAACTGGTTCTCCCTTCTTACAATTGTATCACATCTTGAGCGCTTCTTGCTTCTTACAATAGGGAAAGAATCTAAAAGCTCCCCACGCTTCCCACGCTTAAAAAGTTGGGGGGGTACGGTTGCGTTTACAGTACGTATGTATTATGTGCCCGGAACCTGCACATATCTCTGCTCAACAGTAATCGTGTGCTAAAAAAGCCCCCTAAGTGGGGGCAGGTGTTGAGTTTGCTGGAGCGTCAGAGTTAGTCGTCTTTATTTTCGATAGAGATTTTCAGTTCAGGCGCTTGGATATTGACAGTTTCAATGGATTCACCAATGACACGTCCAATGGAGTCAAGAACTTGGCTAGCAGTTTGAAGCTGACCTTTTTTAAGTGCTTGATGAAAGAGTTTGGTACGCATGTGCTGAAGGCGTGCGAGCATATTTTCGCGATCAGCTTGCCAGTCTTCATCAACAAGTTTTTTTACTTCAGCCCAATCACGCCAAGCAGTGTTGATAGAGACTTGTTCTTTCTCTTTATGGTCATAGACGAGAGCGCGAGCGGAGAGGCCATCAAGTTGACGGCGATAAAGGCGTCTAACGCGATCTTCTTTGGCCTGATTAAAGCGAGCTGTATCGTCTGTCATGAAGGCTATCAACCTTTTTCCAGATATTAACCTGTAGCTGAACGGATTGGTACGGTCAGCGGGGGGTAGGGGTTGAAAACTTGTGTAGTGTAATAGGCATGAGCATTAAAACAGAGCCTATTAGCCTGAGATGGGCACAAGGGCAGGTTTATTCAAGTGAGAACCGCTTCCGCGTTTTAGTAGCAGGGCGTCGATTTGGCAAATCGTACTTATCTTGCGTTGAATTGGTGCGTGGAGCGATTGAGAAGCCAGGGGAGACATTTTTTTACTGTGCTCCAACGTATCGAATGGCAAAGGACATAGCGTGGCGAGCCTTAAAGAAGTTGGTACCGAAGGTATGGATCAGGAGTAAGAACGAGACGGACTTACGAATCGAGCTTATTAACGGATCAACGATTGAATTGAAGGGTACAGAGAACGCTATGGCGTTAAGGGGCCGCAGTTTGAGCGGTGTAGTGCTGGATGAAGCAGCATTTATGGATGCGGAGGTATGGTTTGAGGTTATACGTCCTGCTTTAGCAGATAAAGAGGGCTGGGCATTATTTATTTCCACACCAGATGGAACAGCTAGTTGGTTTTATGACTTGTGGTGTTATGTACCAGAGGATGAGACTGGAGATTGGCAGCGATGGTGTTATACGACGATTGAAGGGGGCAATGTTAGTAAGCATGAAGTCGAAGCAGCACGTGCCCAACTTGACAATCGAACATTCCGACAAGAATTTGAGGCCAGCTTCGAGAATCTGACTGGTTTGGTAGCGGTCAGCTTTTCGGACGACAATATTTCAACAGAAGCCCGCGACATATCAATTCAACCATTGCTATTGGGCGTTGACTTTAACGTGGATCCAATGAGCGGTATTTGCGCAGTAAAAGACGGTGAAACGCTTTATGTCTTTGACGAGATCATGTTGACAGGTGGAGCGACCACATGGGATTTTGCGGAGGAAGTTACTAGGCGATATGGAGTAGATCGCAGAGTCATTGCATGTCCTGATCCTACGGGTGTGGCACGTAAGACAAGTGGTGTTGGCGTAACGGACCATGCAATTTTGCGTCGTAGTGGATTTACAGTTCAAACACCGAGATCACCGTGGAAGATACGGGACAAGATTACGGCAGTCAACACAGGCTTAATGGATGCTGCTGGAACGCGACGAGTAAAGATCCATCCAAGGTGTAAGGAGCTAATCAAATCGCTTCGGACGTTAACGTATGGGTCTGGGACAGGGTTACCAAATAAGAATTTAGGAGTGGACCATGCGTTTGACGCATTTGGGTACTTGGTGCTGCAGCAATTTAACCTTGCAAAACCCGAAACACTAGGTACGACTTCTTATCGGCTCTATTAGGATGGAGGTGTACTTCGTGGCGGTAGTACAGGTTCACCCGCAGCGGATCGGGTGTAAGGGATGCAGGTGCGAGAGCCGGTTCTAGTCCGCATTCATTGAAGCAGTTAGACTGTTGATACCTACTATTTTGAGATGGCCGACAAAAAGAGCAGTGCGATGAAGCGATGCGAAGGTTACATGAAGGCTGTGCGAAAGGGAAAAAAGAAGCAGGCTAGTAAGAAGAAAAAGTAGGGGCTAGACTGGGGAGGTCATTGCGTTTTGCGTCATGCCCAAAGGCCCTGGAACCTACGGTACGCAAAAAGGTCGTCCCCCTAAGAAAAAGAAGGGGATGAAGAAAGGTGGCAAAAAGATGCGGTGTGATTGTGGCAAGTGAGAACGTCCCAACGAATAAGGCGCTTTACAGCCGTGTAAAAGCGGAGGCAAAGCGCAAATTTGACGTGTATCCAAGTGCGTATGCGAATGCGTGGTTGGTGCGCGAATATAAAAAGCGTGGCGGCACCTATCGGAAAGCAACCAGTGGCAGAACAAAAAAAAGCACGAAAACCAGCAAAACCAAAAAAGCCAAGTAAGTCACGAGGAGGCTTGGGGCGTTGGTTTGATGAGAAATGGGTTGATGTAAAAACCGGAAAACCTTGCGGGCGTTCTAAGGGTGAGGATCGTGCTTATCCAGCGTGTCGTCCATCTAAAAGGGTGTCAAGCAAGACGCCAAAGACAACCGGGGAGATGAGTGCTGCTGAAAAGGCTCGTTTCAAGAAAGAAAAGACGAGTTCAAAGAAGATTTCGTACCAACACAAGCGAGGGAAGGGCAAAAAGAAAAAAACTTGAGATGGCTTGTGGGTTATGAACGGTTAGACTTATCCGTATAGACCCTTCTTAT